ATCTTCCTATGCTCAGCGAAGGGGGAGCCCATCTACCGAAGGGTTCTCTCCTCACTTTGGGGTACAAGGGCAAATCTGCTCTTAGTCCCTTTCATAAAGGTCGCTTATTTCCCAATAGGACAAAGGAGGCCTTAATGGTTTTCCTAACCCGAGATTTCGGTTTAGGAAAAGAAATGGTTAGAATTTTGGTCAATAGACCAATTCCCCATTTTCGAAGAATTGAAGACTTCATAAATGGAGTAATCGATTCTTTATTACTTTTTGACCCGAAGATATTCCAGTCAACTAGTAATTCAGATTTTACACTAGTTAAACAACTAGTGAGAAAAATCTTTAAAGTTGGCAGTAGTAATCTTTTACTACTAACAACTTATTGGAAGGAGTTTACTAACTTTATCTTCCATAAACTCGCCAAAACCGATACGATTGGCGGGTTAGCACAACCAGATGGTGATAACTTTATCTGGAAGTGGTTAGTTAACCTTAAGAAACTTATTAGTTTCTCAGGGAAACCTAAAATAGAGAAGCAAGATCTATCTGATCTTGCCCATCTAATTTCTTCTCGCCAACTCCCATATATGGGAAGAAAGCGGGAGGTTAAGGCTAAGGAGGACTTTAAAAAGGTAGTAACCTCGTCCTTCGAAGTCTCTACGGAAGACCTAACCAAATTAAGTTGGGTCGCCCGACGTATTGGAGGTATATGTAGAACACTACATCCACCTTCAATTAACCCTCATGTATTACACTTTAGTGTTAATACTGCGGGTGAAGCCAATGCTTCCATTCAAAAGGGTGGTGTTGCAGAGGCTTATAAGGAAGGTATTGAGAAATATCTCAATATCCTCCCTTCCGTTCTAGAGGAGGATACTCCTTTTGGAAAGGTTACCCATCGAGAAGGGATCCATATCTGGAAAACTCTCTTTAGGTCTGAGGCAGACATTGAGAAATGTCTTCCTCATTCTAGGTTTGATGAGCGATTGCTCATTAAAGATAGACCAGGTGGTTTCTGGGGGCTTGATGAAGTCCTAGGGAACCAACTTCTTTATGTTGCCTGGAAGGAATACCTTGCAGTCAACATGAATATCTACCAGCGTGTATCCACGGTGGCAGAGATGGGGGACAAGGCACGAATTGTGACTATGTCTCCATATTGGCTTGGAACTCTAGAGAGTCCCTTAAGCCATTTACTGAAGGACCTACTACAGTGGTATCCTTCAGTATATTCTAGTTTCCACAAGGCTGATCAGTCTTGGGAAGCTATTAAATTGCTTTGTAAGGTTAAATATAACCCTAAAAAGCATTCGGTACTTAGTAGCGACCTAAAGGACGCTACTAATGCCATTCCCTTTGAAGTCCAAAAGGTACTTTTAGAGGGATTCATGAGGGGTGTTGGAATACCAATTACTCCTTACGTTCAATTAGTCCTTGGTCTTATTGGACCTAGGATTCTTGATTTCGGGGATGATCTATTGATCTCTTCCCGAGGAGTTATGATGGGTGAGGCTATTGCCAAACCAATTTTAACTTTACTCAACTTAACTATGGAAGAGTTGAGTTTTCTGGAGTATAATAATTTTCCACTCCAGTCTGGTGATTCCGCTCCCCACAAATCGTGGCGGGCGGTTCACATAGGAGGTGATGATCACCTAGCGGTGGGCCCACTTCCTTATCTCCGTATGATTACATCTAATCATATGAAGTTTGGTAGTCAGTTCTCTATTGGGAAACATGGCTACTCTAAGAGATTTATAAAATACACCGAAAAGGTGATTTTTGTCTCTAATCTTGTCCACAAAATATCTTTTGCGGATCAGGATAAATTTTACTCGAAATCAATATTAATTGATTCGGTTAAAATTCGCCTTCTAGAGCGTGGTGAATCCACCATGCTCAAAAAGGATAATAAGAATGTTGCACTTGGTAAAGCGCAGCAACTTATGAGGACAATTGTCTGGTTAAAAGACCAAGACTTTGCCAAAATGGTCCGAGACCTCTTTATTAAGAGGATGGGGCCATTACTGCCCAGTAAACGGAAACATCCGGGTATTTGGGCACAAATCCATCTTCCCATTTTTATGGGAGGTTTAGGATTAGGCTTTAAGGATGAAATTGATAAATTCTTCCTCCAAGCCCCCAAACCCACTAAGTGGGTTTGTAGTAGAATCTTACTTGGAATAGATTCCAGGTCAGATCTACGATTGCTCCAAAGTCTCTGTC